ATTTACAACATCTTCGATAGCACCATCCGCTTCTGGATGTAGTGACATCTCTCGGTATCTTTTGATTAAATCAAATTCTGTTCTATATTGACCTTCAATATCTACATATGAACCATAAAATCCACTTGCAATATAGTTATCAACCCCATCCTCGTTATTCACGGGGACAGGGGAAACTACAGATTTGGATTTCTTTTCTGTATCGTCAATAGAAAAACCAAAAAGTTTTGCCATATTATAAACTAATTTAGACTACTATTTTATTATTTAGGTGATGTCTTCACCACCTGCCTGAGAAGATGCTCCTCTATATGCTTCCCAATAATGAACTTGCATTTCTACAGTAAACTCCTGAACGGTATCAGTTGTCTCATAGTTTAGATCAATAGTAGAAATATTAGTTGGGAAAACGTCCCAGAACTTGTAAGATCTGAGAATATCACCATTACGATTCAACTGATGAACAGTAGCATCTTTCTGATAATCGACTGGATTTATAATTCCAGTTGCATCATTCATTTTATTAATGGCATTCATCCATTTTTCAAAAGCAGAACGAATAGAAAAGTCAATATCATTTATAACCGTGATTGTCCAGGTTTCGAATGTTCTATCTCCAGCAATTTTAAGGATACGACCTCTAAAGGGAACATCGATCTGTGCAATTGTAGAGGCAGGCAATGCAGCTGCCTTTACAAGAAATCTTGCTTTTTCTAAAACTTCATTTTCATTATCTGGTTTAGCAGCATTTGGAAATGCTAATTCAACTTCAAATAAATTTGGTCTTGCTCCACCACCGGTCAGTTTACTTTTAAAATCACTGATCGTTCTTAGTGGTGAGGTATTTCGTTGTTGGCGACTAGGCATTTTTTTCTTTTAACCTCTAAATTAAACGTTACCGATTACTTCATTAAATGAAACACCAGTTCTGGTGGCAACAAATGTAAGACCAATGAAGTTAATTGATCTTGCAGGTTTGATGAAAATATCTGCTACAAACTCATTATTATCTATAATAGCAGCAGTGTTATTTGTTTCATCACAAATCACAACATAATCTTGAATACCTCGTTTTGCCTGAACATCACGGAGGAAAGGTTCCACAATATTTACAAAATTAGTTCTTGTGATTTCATCGTTAAACTCAAAAAGTTGATCTCTTGCGGCCGCAGAAATTGAATCCTCAAGATAGATAAACAATCGACGAACGTTGATACGGTCAAATGCAGATGATTTTGCAAATCCGGTTTTATCACCAAAGAGTGTAACTCCACCACCAGGAGAAACGATGACTGGATTAATTCTTGCAGAATATAATCTATCTCTCTGTGCTTGAGATGGATTATATGTTAGTTTGACTGCATTTAAGATCGCACCTCTTGATGTTCCTGCTGGTGAGAACCAGGGGAAATTATCAATATCATTACGAGCACAAATTCCTGCAATATCACCATTTAGTGGAACATATCTGAAGGAATTTGAAAATCTATCATACATGTACTTATAACCACTATCAAACACTGCGTAAGTGGATGAGGTGATTGGCGAATAATAATCTAATACATTCTCAGTAATAGTTTCATCATTGTTAACTGTTACAGTTCCAACAGAAGTATCCGTGATGAATGCTTTTCTATATGGTGAAATAAATGCGAGTGCATCTTTTCTGATATCAGCAACTGCAATTAATTTGTTTGCAAGTGCCTGTGCTGATTCTTTGTCATAATTTGCAGAACCCATCATAAGGAAATCTACTTTATAATTTTCAGAATTTTCAAATAAACCATATCCAGTAACTAATTTATTGAGATCTGCATAAAGTGCTCCTGTAGATGAGATATCACTTCCTCCATCATAATTTTTACCACCTTCCAAAACTCCATTGAATTCACCAATAGTGTTAAAGATGGTTCCTTCTGCCAATTTATCCCAATCTCCTCCAGTTGCATAACTAAATCCACCAGAAGAATATCCGGTTATAGTAACTCCAGATGGTTCATCTCCACCAAAGATAAATGCTGAATTAGTCTTTAGATAAGTTCTCCAATAAGAGGGTGATCCGACAGAATATTCTGCATCAGTTGCTTTGGAAAGATTGAGATGCTTTTCAAGAATTGTTCCAGCATTTCCAGTAACATCACCTTTACCGTCAATAATCACTACATGAACTTCATCAAATCTTGCTCCTCTACTATCAGCATATTCTGAAGTTCCTGGTTTATCTGCAATAGTATTCCAAGATTGAGTTGTGGTAACGGTTGATCCACCAACTGTTGCAGTAGAAATTGCAACTGTTTGTTGTGAGAACCAATCTTGTCTTGCAGTATATGTAGTAGATCCAAATGCTACGGATTGATTGGAAGTATGGATAGCAACAGATCCTGTATTACTGAAAGCAAAAACTCCACTTTCTTGATAGTCTTTAGCAGTCTCAGTTGCTCCATCAACTTGTGAAAGAACTTTAACACTGATTTGTCCAGAACCAACTTCGGTAATAATACCTTTCAGGTATCCAGTAAGTGCTGTTGTTGTTCCTGCACCAATATCAGTTTTACCAATTAAACTTTGGGTAATTCCCATTCCAACAGTAATGTTTGAAGCCCCACCATTAACAGTAGTAGTAGTAATACCAGTCAGAACCTGATCTGCTTTTGCGTCAATTATACCAATTCTAATTCCATTTGACCAGGATCCAGGATTCTTGGCAATTATTGTCTTATTAGGAACTACATTCTCGTCGTACTGAAGTTGGTCATAATGCTCAATACTTTTAATTTTAATTGAAGATCCCGAACCAACATAAGCATTATAGATATCATCATCATCTGCTCTCACAATTCTCATTGGAGCACCATATGCCATATATGATGAAGCAACAAGCCAGTGCTCATAGTGCTTATCATTGGAATATGGTTTTCCAAAATTATCTAATAAATATTTTTCTGATGAAATAACAGTTGGAAGATCTACAGGACCTTGTGCAAAAGGTGCAACAAGACCGCCTATTTTTCCGGAAGTTGGATCAACTCTTCCTATTGTAAGATCAACCTCCCTTACCCTTATACCAGGAGATGCTAAATTTACTGGCATCTTATGTTTCCCTCGCAGCCAAATTTATCTAAAAATATTTATGAAAAGAGGCATTTACAGTGGGGAAACGATACATGAATACTCACCAATCAGGATATTCCCATTGCAAATTACTCTTTCTACCTTTACTTACTCTTTTGATCGTACATTCTTTACATTCATAAGAATATGATGATGCTAATGTTTTTCTATCTTTTCGAGTCAAATAAAAATCATCCATCAAACTTCTAACTTTTTCACATGTTCTACATTTACGATCAAAAAATAATAAATGCTCCAGTTCTATTTCGTCATCAATGGACATTACCTATAGTCCCACATATATGAACGATCACCATATTCATCTGCATACCATCTATCTCCAGAATCATCTATAAAAGTTGTTTCACTATTAATTCCATCCTCAATAAATCCGAATGGTGCCATGTCTTGATCAATCTGATTTTTCTGCTCTTCATATATTCTTTTTCTCACATCATTCTCGGTCATCTCTTTAAAATATTCTTGTGCTACTAACCAGGAGAATATTACAAGACACATTGCTAAATCATCATTACAACCTTCTTCTGCTTCAAAAGAATTTGCTTTCTGTGAAAAAGTTGTTAATTCAGATATAATTTCATAATCGGGAGTAAATAATTTATCTTCTTCTATAAGAGTTTTGAGATTTGAACATCCCAATTTTTTGACTGCAGAAGTTGTGCGAACTCCAAGTTGAGTTTTTTTACCAGAAAATCCCGTTCCTACTATCTGTCCATTCCTACCTCTCATAGTGGCCATTAAAATATTTTCATATTCTAAATCATATTGAAGAATACTCGCAACTTGTTCTCCAATATCATTTACTTCAATCAATAACCAAGATTGATTATAACCTTTTGCTACATCAAATATGATATTGGGAAATAACATTGGTTTGATTTCATTATTCCTATATTTTGCAACTACTTTATAAGGAAATTCTGTAATATCAAAAACAATAAATGCCGAATAGTCATTACCAAGTCCACGAGCAACATCAACCGTAATTAGATAATTATGATCCTCAATAGGATTTTCATAGACATCTAATCCAGCATTTTTTTGTATGGGATCCTCATATACTAAAGTTTTGAGTTTTGATGGATTTATTAATGTATTAACAGAACCAAGGAATTCACATTCAAACTCGACTCGGAATTGTTCTTCTGATGTGTTTGAAATCGTTTGTTCTTTCCAAACTACATCTCTACCAGGAACTTCTGACCAGTGAACCTCTGTAGGAATATATTCGTTTTTATTTCTTTCAGCATCATGCCACATACGGTAGAAGTGATTCATACCACGTGGTGTGGATACAATAATTACTTTTGTGCTTTTGCCAGAAGTAATAGTAGGATAAACAGATGCAAAGAAGGAATCAGCGACGTGATTAGGGACGAATGCGAATTCGTCGAGAAAGAGGATATTGAACGACATGCCTCGGACAGCACTCGCAGATGTAGAAGATGCCAATATCTTACTGCCATTTTCTAACTCGATATTTCCTTTGTTCCATACTAGAATACCTTGTTGCATCCATTTTGGCAAGTTTTCATATGCAGTTGATAATCTTCCTAACAGTTCTCTAGCAGTGGATGCTTTGTTTGCCAGAATACCAATGTTTACACTATCATTAAAAAGTGCATAGTGTAAAAGGTATGATACTACAGTAGTAGATTTACCGGTCTGTCTAGGCATCTTACAGATATTAAATCTGTTATTATGAAAATTATGAATTAATTTTTCTTGAAAATGATATGGATGAAATTGCGTTAAACCTTCATCGAGAGAAACAATTTTAATATAATTGTTTGCAAAATAAATAGGATCTTGTTTACATTTTAAGAACTCAATAATTTGATCTTCTGTAAACTCAATCGCAGTATTTGCCTTTTTTAATAATGGATTACCAAGATATACGTCACTCATAAAATTACATCAACAATCCCAAGTTTACTCCCCCAATCTGAAGTATCTTCAAACCTTACTTTAGGTTTTAGTTTCTTACCATCAGGTGAAGGAACAAATTCACCAGTCTCTGGAGACTTCATATCTACACTATCAACATCACCATCAACATCGGCATCAACTCTTCTTACTGCTTTTGCAGTAAGTTTTTCTAGATTGCCACCACCGACTTTTGATTCTTCCTTCTTCTCTTCAAGTGTTTTACCTTTCAGTGGTTCTGGTTTGATAATATCAACGAACTCATATTCAGTTGCTTTGAAATCATCTCTCCAGTCAGA